GATACTCTTTGGTAGAGTAGTCATTCCTAACATGTTCTCCGTTGAATCACCTGATTTCCACTATGAGATGGCAAATCACCTGATGAACAAAGAACTGAAACAGATCAATATAATAGCACCAAGGGGGCATGCTAAGTCCTCAATAGTAGGTGGTGTATTTCCCCTCTGGCACATAATGTTTGATAAAGGACCTAAACTTATAGTTTTAATTTCCAGAACACAGGATCATGCAGTAAAGCTACTGGGTACTATAAAAGATACATTAGACTATTCTCAGAACTTTAGACAGTTATTTGGGTACTGGGGTATGAATTCAGCACGTTCATGGGCTAAATCAGAGGTCGAGCTAAAAGATGGAACCATGATCGTATGCAAAGGTACGGGACAGCAGCTTAGAGGTATAAAGCATGGCAATCAGAGACCAACGCTCATAATCTTAGATGATCCAGAAGATGAAAATAACACTAAGACTGCCGAAGCAATGGAACACAACCTCCGTTGGTTACTTCAATCTGCTATCCCGAGCCTTGATCCTAATAAAGGTAGGCTGGCAATCATTGGAACGCCTATACACCAAAGGTGTATAGTTGAAACATTGAAAGAAATGTCGGGCTGGAAGAATCTACTCTATAAACCAAACCTGGATACTAATACAGCCCTATGGGAAGCATGGCATCCAATTGCAAAATTAAGACAGAAAAAGAAAGAACTAGAGTCTATCAACCGTGTTTCTGTATTCTATCGGGAATACATGTGTGAAGTAGTAGGGGATGAGGATCAATTATTCAAAGAAAGCTATATACACTACTATGAGGGCAAGTTAATCCACGATGAAGAGGATAACGCCTTTATGAAGCTTACTAACCTAAACCATAAAGAAATAGATGAACAACGTCCCGTGAACGTGTTCATGGGAGTTGACCCAGCTTCTTCTACCAGGCAGACAGCCGATTACTCAACTATCGTCTCAGTTGCTATTGATAATGAAGGAAATAGGTTTGTGCTGCCATATTATCGAAAAAGGGCGACTCCCATGTCACTAGCAGAAGCAATTATAGAATATTTCAAACTCTATAAGCCTGAAAAGGTACGTATAGAATCAGTAGGGTATCAGGAGATGTTACGTGAATATGTCAGAGCTAGGTGTGATGAGAAGGGTATCTTCATATCTGGGCTGGAAATTAAGGAAAGTCCACGTAACTCCAAGTCTTCCAGACTTGAAACGATGGAACCTTACTTTGCTCAAGACAAATTCTACATGAGAAAGGACATGCAAGAGCTCAAAGATGAGTTATTGTTATATCCCAGGGGAAAGCATGATGATTTACTGGATGGACTCTATTATGCCACAAAGAAAATGTACCAACCATTCCATAAGAAAGTAAACAAAGATGAAGCAAATATGGAATTTCGTGACAGAGGTCAAAAAAGTACTTGGCTAACTGCCTGAAAACGTACTAATTTAGGAACATCACCTAAAGCAATACGTTAAAGGTTCTACATATGCCCCAAAAAGACCCTATGGTGCAACTGAGCACCGATACACTACAGGAATATGCATCTGCCCGTGCTAAATGGGCTAAACAAGCTACTGAAGATAACGAGTTTCGTAACGGGCTTCAGTGGAAAGATGAGCATGTTAAAACCCTCCGAGAAAGAGCACAGGAACCTGTTGTTGTAAATGTAGTTCATTCTGCTGTAGAGCAGGCAAAAGCTATGCTTACAGACAATAGTCCTAGATTTCAATCCACAGGTAGAGAAAATAGTGATACCAAGACTGGTAGAATATTCTCAGACATCATGGCGTGGATATGGGACAACTCCAGTGCCAATACAGTACTCAAACAAGTTATTGATGATTACTACGTAAAGGGCATGGGTGTAATGTATGCCTACTATGATCCCAATGCTGACTACGGGAAGGGTGAAATAATACTCAAGTCAGTCAATCCACATGATTTATATATTGATCCAGCTTCTAAGGACCCCTTTTGTCAAGATTCTGCTCATCTTATTATTGCTAAGAAGCATATGCGTTCACAACTCCTCCTAGAATATCCCGATTACGCAGATGTTATTGCAGCTGCAGTTCAAACAAACTATATCTCTCCTGAGACCACAACTCGGTTTGGACTGCATGATGAGCAGGTAACACAAGGAACTGGTAGTGACAGGCGACTTGCTGATAATGACATAGAACTGGAAGTAATAGAAAGATATACTAAGGTTAAGCATCCCTACGTAAGAGCATATAATCCCGTAGATAATGAAGAAGATATCCTTACCAGTGACCAGTTTAATGAATATATAGAAAAACCAGCATTTATTGTTACTACTGAGCAGGAAGAGAAAATACATACTAATTCTCAAATGATAGCTCAGTATGAGAATTTATATGAACAAACAGGTGGTGTCTATCATATGGTGCAAAATCCAATGACTGGGAAGCCAACAATGCAACCAGGAGAATCAAGTCCTGGTATGATTCCTGGATCACTAACTGTCTTAGAGAAAACCAATTTTAAAGCTTTAATTGAGAAAGGCACAATTACTACCAATACTATAAGTATTGATCAGATTCAATGCTGCGTATCTGTTGGTGATGAAAAACTATATATAGTGACCTATCCAATTGAATATTACCCGATAGTAACCTTTATGAATCGTCATAATCGGAATCCATATCCTATATCCGATGTACGACTAGTTAAGGGTCTACAAGAATATATCAACAAGATACGCAGTTTAATTATAGCTCATGATTCATCTTCTACCAATGTAAAGCTTTTAATACCGAGAGGTTCTATGAATAAAAAGCAGTTGGAAGAGGAGTGGGCTAGAGCTGGTACTGCTGTAATCGAATTCGATCCAGAGTTGGGTCAACCTATCGTAGCAGGTCCTGTTCCTCTTCCAAATGAATTATATAAGAATGAAGCAGAAGCTAAAGCAGATATAGAGAGAATACTTGGTATATACGCTCTTATGCAAGGTGATCAAGGTTCTGCACCACAAACTTATAAAGGTACAGTTGCAATGGATGAGTTTGGTCAAAGACGTATCAAATCCAAAAAGGATGATATCGAAGCTGGACTGAATATGATTGCTAAAGTTGTAGTACAGCTTATACAGGCATATTATACATCACAGAAAGTATTAAGACTGTTACAACCAAACTCAATGCCCAAAGAAGTCATCTTAAATAAAGATATCTATGATACAGTGAGTGGTCAATTCTTAGAACGCCTGAATGACGTTACTGTAGGTAAATATGATCTAGTTGTTGTTTCAGGATCAACCCTTCCATCTAATAGATGGGGAAGGTTTGAGTACTACAAAGAGTTATACCAACTAAAAGTTATAGATCAGGTAGAATTATTAAAACAAACAGATGTTGCTGATATGGAGGGTGTACTTGAAAGAGCAGATCAAAGAAATAAGATGGCTGCTCAAATAGAACAACAAGCAGAAGAGATTAAAAAGCTCAAGGGCGATCTTCAGACAGCACAAAGAGAGTCTGTCCATGATCGTAAACGAGTGGAAATTAAAGAATTTGAGAAAAAATTGGCAAAGGCTGAGGCTAAAATAGAAATGGCGACACAACTTCATAGTAAAAGAAGTGCTGATGAACTTGAGAAACTCAAGGAAGCTGTTCGTGAAGCTCAAGGCGAGTCCAATAAAGAACCGAAACGCAAAGTCGTTCCGATTCCTAATTAAGTTGTTGCTGACAATGACAAACAACAAAGGAGATCGAAATGGATAACATGATAGAAACTCGTGATGCTAATGACCCACCACTTGAAAGTGCAGAGATACCTGTAGAAAATGCAGGTATAGACACTAAAACTGGACAAGATGGAAACCTGTTTCCTCTTGGTGGTGAAGAAACAATTACGAACATGGAAGGGCTGCCAACTGGACAAACTGGTCCTATTGGCTCAACAGTAACGCCCCCAGAGGGAGAAACTCCCCTGGAAACTGAAACTCCAGTTAAAGAAGACCCTAGTCGTATGGAATATTGGCAATCCCAGACAGACAAGGCTAAGAATGAATCATATAGGCTTACTGAAGAGCTTAACTATTATCAAAACACATTGGGTCCTATTGCGAAGGTTATTGAACAGAACCCACAAGTGCTCGATAATATAGAATCATTACGAAATGGACACCCGTCTCAATCTCCTGTACAGGCAGGTCAACAGACGAATCCATTAGAAAAGCCCGTCCGTCCAGAGAAACCACATTCTTACAGCGAGGTCGATGCGTATAATGACCCTGAGAGCGATTCTTTTAAACATAGAGTTAGCCATGATCAATGGCGTGATAATATGTTAGGCTGGTATGAAAATGTTGATGTAGCTAGACAGCAACATCAGCAAAAGGTAGCACAGGAACAGCAAAAAAACCAAATGGTTAATAATGCTCATTCCTATGCTATGAACCAGTATGGATTTGATGTCAATAAAGCAACGGACTTTGTCCATTGGGCACAAAATCCAGCTAATATCACCGTTGATTCATTAGTAAAACTGTATGCACTAAAAGACGCTCCGTCACAGCAACAAAGTCAGACTCAGACTAAAACTGCAGAGATGCAAGCCCAACAAGAACGACTAAAGGTCCCTAGACCTACAGTAGTTCAAACGGGCGAATCAGCTCCTACGTTAACTGAGGAAGATTCGTTTTCACAGGCTTTGTTAGCTAATGCAAGGAGATAAACTATGGCTGCTAAAAATCTAGCTGCTAGTGGTGTCCTTTATACCGACAGACGAGATTTCTACATCGACCCACAAGTTGTTAAAGAACTTTGGACTGATGTAGCACCTTTCACGACTGTCTTATCAAATAAAGAGACACGCCAAACAAACGACCCAGTGTTTAAGATGTTTGAACATCGTAACCCCTGGGTAAAACAAAAGTTCCAATTTGCCGATGCAGTTACAATTGGTGATCCAGATACAGGAGCCGAATCAGCAGAAATACAGATTGATGAGATTTCTGGTCTAGATACAACTGTTACAGATGCTTGGGAAGGTCTAATTGTTGAAGCATGGGACACAACAGAAACAACTCGTAAAGCTGTATTATTACTT